GATGTTGTTGATCCATCATTACCCTGAATTCCAGTAGCACCACTTGGATAAGGACCAAGAGCAGCACCACCACCACCTAAACTAATAGGATAACTTCCTGGTGTTGCAGAAACTTGATATCCCTTTATAAAAGAAAGACCTCCAGCACCACCACCACCAGCCGTACCTCCAGAAGCACCACCACCAACCATTAAAATATCTACCGTGTTACTGGTTGATGGTGTTGCTGATACTGAAAAAGTTCCAGAACCTCTAAAGATATGTGCTCTATAAAAAATACTACCCTCATTATAATCAACAACGTCTCCACCAGAAGCTTCTATAAAACCTCCGCCACCCACCGTTACCCATCTTGTTCCATTCCAAAGTTCTACTGCTCTTGAATCGGAGTTGAATACTATTGTTCCAGTAACAGTTCCTATGCCAGCATTTAACGCAGCAGTTGTTGTAGCACCTAAACCAATTTGATTATTTCTTATGAAAACATTACCAACAGTGATACTTGAAGCTGAACCAACTTGAACTCCATTAGTCGCAGTAATGATACCAGAAGATTGAAGTCCTTGTGACTGTAAAACTCCAAAGACAGTCGCACCGTATCCTGTGGTTTCCAGTTCTTTAGAGTTATCAAACCACAACTCTACGGCACCATCTTGGTTGAAGACCGCATAAGTCTCAATACCAGTCGGGCTGGTCACCCTGATTCGATTACCACCCTCAATAAACAAGTCACCAGTACCATTATCACGAATAATACTATCGGTGCTGTTATGAAAAATCAGAAGGTCCTGACCGTCTCCAAAATAAGCAACGTCTCCATCACCCCAGAAAGAAGATGCCTGGAATGTGGAGACGCCTGATACATTTAGTGCTGTGGAATTGACATTCCCGTAGTTTGGTGCCGTGATCGAAGTCGCAGTAATCACACCAGTGATATTGATGCCCGTCAAAGGTGCGGTGCTTGAAATACCAGAACTGGTGATTTGTGTAAGACGGTCAAGTGCCATTTATTTTACTGCGGTGGTTGTCCTTCTGGTTTTGGATGTCTTGCTTTCACTGCCTCTACCATCTGAACCCATTTACCATTCTCCAAATTACCAGACTTGATATCATCATAGAGGAGGTTCAGTTGGTCTTTCCAATCTCCATACTCCGTTTCACGATTACGGGCATAGAGATAGTAATTATAAACTTCTACATCGTGAGCGATTTGTCTTTCAACCTCCTCCCATTCAGGTGGTTCAGAACCGTGGGGGCAGGACCAGCGCGTAAAGGTCCTGTTATAGAGATCAAATGTAGCATCAGGGCGAAGATATTTAATAGCGGTATCAACACCAGGCAAACGAATATTCATTTCAGTAGTCTCCTAATATAAAGTATTATTCAGCGGCAGGTTCTGGGGTAACGAGATCCCACTCACCGTTCTCTTCGTCCCACTGATAACGTGAACCTGCTTCGACTTCTGCTTCGGTCAGTTCAGGAGCAGGACCAACAGGTGATTCCCAGTCGGCAGTTTCGTTATTAAGAACCCAAGACTCAAAAGGCTTTGGTGCGACGAAGGCATCCAGTCCAGCATTGTATGAGTAACCAACGCCAGCATAACGCTTTCTGATGCTGCTGTTATAAGAGGTCTGAACCCACTTACCACCTAGAAGCTTCTTACAGAAAGCAATACCGAGAATCTCATCCTCTTGACCTGTGTGAGGATCGGTAATATCTTTGTTATCTACTACGATAACTTGTGTGACGATGTTGTTTTCGTCAAGTTTAGCAAAGTGTGCCATAAGTCTTTATTCGTGAATATAATAAATGAATGGTATGTTTTTATTTATGTATTATGAAGGATAAGTAACTTTTAAATCTTTTATAAAAAATAAAAGACTCAATCTATTATCAATAAACTTTGTAATTCCGTGAGGTATGGTGGCATCATATAATATCATCTTATTAAACTTATTCTCAAATTCATAAACTAATTTATATTTTCCATCTTCATTTTTGTAAAGAGATGTTCCAGAATGTCTGTCTGAATTTTCATTTAAGTATATAACTCCTGCGTATAAAACATCAACATCTTGATGAATTACCTGTATTTCTGGGATATGGTCATCAGAATTAACCAATGAAAAATAAGAAGACACTCTCCAATCACAACTTTCAACTTTAGAAAAATCAATTAAATGTGAAATGACACCATAACATAAACTTTCAAAAAATTCTGGATAGATGTTGTGTAATTGTAAACTTCGTTTTCCAGCATATCTTCCCACAGAGATAGTTTCTGGATGTTTATCAAAAGTATAAAACTCTAAATTTTTTGAAAGATCTATGATTGATTCGGGATTTTCAAAAAAATTTTCTATTTCAATATATTTCATAAAAAATAAATAAAAGTTATACAGGATATGAAATAATAACGATACCCGAACCACCGGTACCACCTGGAGTAGCAGTTGATGGTCCATTACTACCGCCACCCCCGCCGCCAGTATTAGAACTTCCACTACCACCTGGAGTATTACGTCCAGCATTTCCTCCGCCACCAGGACCTCCAGATCCCAAAGTTCCACCAGAGCCCCCGCCGCCGCCAGCATAAGTTACTGATGTTCCAGATATAGAAGATGCTGAACCTGGACCTCCATTACCACCCGTTTGTGGGGCAGGGGCAGGACTTCCGGCGCCGCCAGCGCCGCCACCACCTCCGGATCCAGAATCAGGAGTGTTAGCAGTTAAACCAGTACCACCAGAATTTCCTTGTGGTGGTGATACTGGTGGAGTATTACCAGCACCTGCGGCACCACCCTGCCCACGTCCTCCTCCACCAGATCCACCTGGTCTTCCACCACCTTCACCAGTAGGTGCTGGAGCGTAACCTCCGCCACCTCCTCCACCACCAGTGGAAGTTATGGTAGAAAATACCGAATTTGCGCCTGGAGACCCATTAGAAGTAGGAGCACCAGCATTCGGTCCACCAGCACCGCCAGCACCAACCGTAACTGTGTAAGGTCCGGGAATTACGGGTAAACTTGTTCCTGTTCTAAATCCTCCAGCACCGCCTCCACCACCAGCCTCAAAAAAATTAGGGGTGCCGCTGGAACCACCACCACCGCCGCCGGCAACTACAAGGTATTCAACATCAACAGTACCAACATTAACAGAAAAAGTTCCCGAACCAGTAAATGTATGTATCTTTCTACCATTTGCAATAGTAATAGTTCCTCCCGTAGCATCAAAGGCTTTCAATGCGCCCCAAGAAGTTCCAGTATAATATTCGATAGATCCAGTTGTGGTATTAAAAATTAAAGTTCCGGCAACAGTTCCAACACCAGCATTGCGTCCAGTGGTCGTTGTAGCACCTAGACCAATAGAGTTGTTCTGAATAAAAGTATTGCCGACAGTAATACTTGTCGTAGCACCAACTTGAATGCCCCCAGAAAATGTAGAGAGTCCAGTGGCATTTACATTACCAGTTACATTTCCACTAAACCCACCAGTCGCTGTTACAACACCAACAACAGAAGCACCAGCACCAACTGTAAGTCCACCAGTCGCTGTTACAATACCCGCAACCGCAATTCCACCATTCGCAGATAACTGAATGTTTGTCGATGCGGAATCTGGATTTTGGACGTTATATGTGCGGAGTATTGACATTCTGTTTTATTTGTATTTATTATCCTATTAGATACCCACAAAAATGCGAATGTCCTTGATAAAGTCTAGCATTAGCGCCCCTCGCATAAAGTTCAATATAATCATTAGCGGATAAATTAAAATAATAGGTAGCACTATTTGAAAGAGTTCCACCGGTGCTATTTGGTGTATTTGATATTTGAAAAGCATCAGAAGTGGTTCCGCCACTAGATGCAGTATATTGAGAACCATTTTTTAAAAAGGCAACATTCATTCCTTGTGTATTACCACCACTATTTGTAAAAAACATTGCCCAACTAAAAGCATAAATTCCAGCAACAGGGGCAGTAAATCGACCTACATTAGTTGAAGTATCAAAGTGCGATCCAATGTTATAGTCTGTTCTATTAAATGCAAATACTGCTCCGGAATTTGTAGTAGCATCACTGCTAGAACTAAAAAATGCTAAAAATGCTGGTTGAGAAGGCATCGTGACCCTACCACTTGAATCTACACGAAGACCTGTAGACCCAGAAAAAGTGAGACCACCAACAGTAGTAGATGGTCCAAAAAATAAAGAATTATCAACTTCTTGGACTGCTATTTCAAAGTTATTTTTAGTAGGTGTTGTCGCACTATCAACGAATAATATTCTTCTGTAATTTCCTGTTCCAGAACTTATTCTTATTTGACTTTCTCCTGTTGGAGCCTGAACATTTAGTTGAGGTGTTGTGGTTGAAGATAAATGTAAAAGTGATGTTGGATTTATGGTTCCTATACCCAACCGACCACTGCTATCAAACCTAGCAGACTCAACACCACCTTCACCAAAAGCAATGGTATCAGCACTTGGAAAAAATATTCCGGTGTTTGAGTCTCCACTTGGACTTATAGATGGTGCTGAAGTGCTACCAGCAGAAACTACAATACCACTGGTAAAGGTAGAAATGCCAGTTGAGTTTACATTACCACTAAAAGTCGCAGCGGTTACAATGCCACTGATACTTACATTGCCAGCACTATCAGAACCTACAAGTCTTGTATTGCCTGATGGTAGTTCAAGCGTGTTGTTTCCTGCTGCACTTGGAGCAGCAATTTCAACATATCCACTTGAATCACCAACAATACGTATCTTAGCCATTATGGTTTTTTATGTATTTATTATAATGTTGGATAAGCAATAATAACAATTCCAGAACCACCGGCGCCACCGGGAGATCCACCAGAACCTCCACTTGGCGCCCCACTTCCACCACCGCCGCCACCTGTGTTTGTTCCGCCGGCACCTCCAGGAGTATCGCTATTTCTTCCAGCTCCACCGCCGCCTGGACCACCAGAACCTCCAGTGCCTGATCTTGTTCCACCACCGCCGCCGCCAGCATATGTAGTAGAAGTTCCATTAATTGAATATGTTATTCCATTTCCACCATTACCACCAACGTTAGCACCAGCAGGGCTTCCAGCACTACCAGCACCTCCTCCGCCACCGCCAGCATAACCTGGAGAAGCAGGACTACCCGTTCCACCAGCATTTCCAGAATTTACGATACCTGATACTCCTGGATTTAGAGCTGGTTGTGAAGGGCTTGGTGATGGATCGCCACCATATCCACCACCACCAGAAGAACCTCCTGGTAGTCCAGAGCTACCATGACGCCCTGGTCCGCCGCCAGCACCAGTAACTGAATTTATTCCTACAGCATAAAAACTTGAATTTTGACCTGGTGTTGTAGCATCGGGAGCCCATCCAGGAGGAGCACCAGCACCCCCAGCACCAACAGTAATCACATAAGTTCCTGGAGCAATGGGATATGTAGCACTATAGGCAACTCCACCTGCTCCACCACCACCTCCAGCAGTACCACCGGATCCTCCACCAGCAACAACTAAAATTTCACATTCTTTTGTTCCTGATGTAACTACAAAAGGATTTGTTGAATTAAATGTATGTACTTTATAATTAGATCTGGTAGTTGTTGATTCCGTTCCACCAGAAGCAATAAATGCTTCTAAAGTTTTAACTATAGCCCATCCAGTTGGACCATATGCTTCAATAGATTTTGTAGTTGCGTTGTATATTATTGTCCCATCTACAGTTCCAATACCAGCGTTACGTCCTGCTGTTGATGTAGATCCAATACCTATACTTGTTGCTCTTATGAAAGTATTTCCAACTACAATACTGGTCGTAGCACCAACTTGAACTCCACCAGAAAACGTAGAAATCCCAGCGGCAGTTATATTACCAGACACATTACCAGTAACGTTACCAGTCAAGTTACCAGTCAAGTTACCACTAAAACCACCAGAAGCAGTGAGAACACCAACAACATTAAATCCTTGGTCAATACCAGTTACTGAACCGTCTCCACTAATAGATACAGACATTTGTTTATCTCCTTATACTACGGTCCAAACAGAACCTGATGGTATCGTGACCACGACTCCTGCGTCCAAAGTGATCGGTCCGGCACTCATCGCATTCTTTCCTGACGTGATCTGATACGAGGCAGTCACACTCGTATCGTTCTCATAAAACACGGCATTACCACTTGCACCTGCTGCTCCACCAAAACCACCCCAGGCAGCGGCATAACCTTCAAACTGTTGGTTCTCTGTATTATAACGAATCATTCCAGGAACAGGAGTACCAGGTCTCTCTGATGATGTTCCTTTCGCAATTAAAATATGAGAAGTCGTTGTGAAACCAGCATTTCCAGTCACGGTAAGAACACCGACTGTGCTGACTCCACTAACGACTAAACTATTGGTTCTTACATTTGCAGTTGATGCCGCACCAGTAATGATAGGAACATTTAGAACACCTGTAATGTTTAGGTTGTCTAATGTTACCGTTCCTGTGCTTCCAATACCAGCGGCGGCAATCTTGGTAAAAGCCATCTATATGATGTTTTTCTTTTATTTATCGCACTAACATATCCCAAGAAGTCACAACACGCTCTTTGTTACTCGCATTTGACTGTGCGTAGTGTAAAAGCACACTGGGAACGATATACATCACACCTTCTTTCGCATCAGGAGCAAAAGCAAGTTGTGTGGTATCACTTACAGGGTCGTTCCAGGGACCAACGAAGACTGTTGGTTTATGAACTTTCTCATCATACTCAACATATAAGACACCACTGTAACCGTGACTACGATGGTTGTGTACGGTTTGATAGTCTTCTTTCTTATATTTGATGGTCCAGATGTCAGTGATTTGATATTCTGAAACACCAGACTCTTCACAGAACTTTTTCAGTTCCTCATTGAATAGCATATCAAAGTCCAGAGCATAACTTCTACCGTCCTTTTGGCGGTCTGTATAAAAGTGTTGAAGACCCTTCTTTTCAAAGTTCTTTCTTTCAATCTTCTTATACAGTGCCGCCTTTTTTCTGGACCAGTCTTCTACCTCATAACGGTAGATAGGTACGAAGAATAGGGGATGTATCATTCAGCGAACTGCGTCAAAAGCACAGTGACAGAAAGGACCATTGGCATCCACATAATGAAGGAAGATCTGATGGTGATAAGTATCATCAGGAAGACGATTTACTTTTCTCCAAGCTTTCTCAATCTTATTGTATCTTGAAGGAAGTGGGTCACGCCAGTGCTCTCTTTCACACCCCTTATAAACCGCTGCGTCACCATCGTTCATTAGCACATAACTTTCAGAACCATCAGGACGCTCAAACCAAATGGGCCAAGGATCATTAGGATGATTAGAACTGATTTGAAGGGTCACACTGACTTCACAAGCAGGACGGTCACTATGACGCTTCAACTGTTGATTTACGAAATAAAAACGGTCATAGAAATAAGTTGGGTGAAGGTCCATTTCAAGACGCTTCTCTATTTCTTTCTTGACCAGAAAGTGAAGTTCACGATAGGTTGGAATATTATAACGGGCAAGTGAACCATTGACCTGCTTCTCATCAGGACAGTAATCATACTTGTCCATTCGGTTATTGTAATAGGTTATCTGACCACGTTCTTCGGGAACAGGAACCTTTAAGTTTTGTGGGTCGGCAATAAGATTTGGAATGAATAAGTATCCATTCTTCTCAAAGGACTCATTCTTGGACATCTTACGAGTGGGCATCGCACAACGCTGATACCCTTCCTCATAGACACCGCCTGTGGACTTATATTCTTTACTCATAACTCACCTCCAAATTATTTGAACCTGGGACCAACTATCCAACCTACAAGACTCTTACGCATACCAGACTTGACTTTACGAACTCGGTGAGGAGTGCGTGAGTCAAACATAATCAAAGTGCCTCTCTGCTTGGGAGCAAAATACGTCTTACGTCCGTTATCCATAAACTGAACTTCACCACCAGTGTAGTCTTCTGGGTCTGATAGTTGAAGTGAGAAGGAAAGTTTTCTTACATACTCACCCTGAACAGTTAGAAGGTCTTGAGCAATATTGGTGCCTGAACTGACGATTTGCTGGGGTTTATAGGAAGTATCAATACCAGCATCAATGTGCCAGTCATAAAACTGCCCAGCACCATATTGAGTATATTGAATACTTTCACCATCAATCGCGGTCAGGTCATAGAGAAAGTTTTCTCTGTTGGTTCTCTGAATATAATGCCAGATGAAACCACCGACCCAGTGAGAAGTTGGAATCCAAGCATTCTTGCTGTCACGGATGACTTTATCTACTGCGTCTCCGTGAAGTCTGGACTCTTGTGCGATGGGGTCAAACTTCTTGATATCTTCTTCAAGAATTTCTATAATATCTTTGGGAAGCTGTGTGTCGTACCATGTTGTCAAAAACGCCAACTTTCAAACTCCTATAATGCTTTCAGTATTATTATATATTCTACTACAAAGAGCGTCAAACCGCAAGTTCTACGGCAATGATATCTCTATGAAAATTTCTAACCCCCCTTTTTACATGATAAACACCACTATGTAAGTATCCATTTTCTTTACACCAATCCATAATATTATTCACCACGATACTTTCACCATTTTTAAAAGTTATTTTATAAGGTTTTGCTTTTGCCTCACTAACTTTTCTTTTATGTTCTTCAGTACATTTACGACCTTTTAGTTTCTCGCTCAAATACTTCTTATGTTCCTCACTATGCTTCATATTCTTTGCCCGTAATATTCTACTGTGCCTTTCAGCAACTTCTCTTGGAACTATTCTCCCCTTCTGTGCTTCACTCATTTTTCTACGAGTTTCAGCACTTCTTACAGCACCAGAAGGACCTTCACCACCATCAGTCTTGTTTCTTAATATTCCAGTTCCGTTATCCTTTCTACCGAACATAAGAATATAAAGTTTCTCTACCTCAAATGCTTCTTGTTCGGTTATATTATCTTTAAGTATTCTGACCCGACTTTTATCTTTTGGTGGTCGGACTTCATTACGACCTTTTGTATATGCTCTTTGTTCTTTACCTTTTCCAATATAATAGGGACTATTATCTTCCCGTAAGTAGGAATAAATGTAATACATTTCTACTCTAATTTGACCGCATATGTATTTATATTAAAAAGGAGGGAATTTCACCCTCCCCCTGATAGATTGCGGTCAAACCAGGTATTGTTATTTATGATGGGTAAGCGATGATGACGATACCGGAACCACCATTATTAGATCCTGCAACAGGTCCCTTTCCACCTCCACCTCCACCAAGGCTCATAGTTCCAGAACTTCCAGCAGTTGAAGGGGTTCCTCCGCTTCCACCGCCGCCAGGTCCGCCACTACCTGCTGTTCCTGGAGATCCAGCACATCCACCACCACCACCAGCATAAGTTACCGATGTTCCAGAAATAGCAGATGCTGTTCCTGCTCCTCCAGATCCGCCATTTTGACTGGAACCAGCACTTCCAGATGAAGTAGCACCACCACCACCGCCGCCGGCACCAGCTTGTTCGCCATTACCGCCAGGATTTCCTTGTGGTGGTGCTGTTGGTGGTGTATTTCCAGCACCACCTGTTCCAGCACCACCATCGTGACCGCCACCACCACCAGAACCACCATCAAAACCAACTCTTCCAGTTGGTCCAGCACCAGTAGAAGCAGCCGCTCCTCCTCCACCACCTGCGGAAGTTATAGTAGAAAAAATAGATGATGATCCACTTGTTCCTCTTGTAGCAGTATTTCCTGGTCCTCCATTTCCACCACTACCAACCTGAATTGGATAAGGACTCGCTGAGCTTACTGGAAAACTAGTACCAGTTCTAAAACCACCAGCACCGCCACCGCCAGCTCCACCAGCACCACTAGATGGAGAACCACCACCACCACCACCAGCAACTACAAGGTAGTCAACGGAAGTTAATGCTGGGTTAGTGACCGTAAAGACACCAGAAGAATAGAAGGTATGAATGGTCGTGGTTGGTGTATAGGAAATAGCACCACCAGTTGCTTTAGCAGTTCCTCCGACTTGTCCGATCTCATAACGGACGACTACGATACCAGAACCACCGGAACCACCAGATCCTGCGGTTGGAGCAGATGCACCAGCACCACCACCTCCACCACCAGTAGCAGTTAATCCCGATGTTCCAGGTTGAGAAGGACCAGATCCTGATGTTCCACCTCCACCAGTTCCACCTGGTTGTGGAGATCCAATAAACTGACCGCCGCCGCCGCCTCCAGCATAAGTCGTTGCTATTCCAGTAATAGCAGATGATGTACCATTTCCACCAACAGCAAACGGACTTCCAACTGCGCTTGATCCTCCCCCACCACCACCGTGGGGATTTGATCCAGTATTACCATTTGTTCCTTGTGGTGGTGTTGTTGGTGGAGTATTTCCTGTTCCACCTGCGCTATTTAAACCACCACCACCGCCACCTGATCCACCAGGTCCACCCACATTTGAACTAGTATCATTTCCACCACCACCATAACCACCACCAGTAGAAGTTATAGTAGAAAAAATAGAATCCGATCCTTTTGCTCCATCATTTTTTGCTCCTGATGCTCCACCATTTCCACCAGCACCAACAGTAATTTGATAAGAACCAGGAGAGGCACTTACAGGTAGTCCAGTTCCAGTTCTAAAGCCACCAGCACCTCCTCCACCAGCACCAAAAGCATTTGCAGATGTTCCCCCTCCTCCTCCACCACCACCAACCACAAGGTAGTCAACGGTTTCCGTAGGAGACGCAGACTGAACCGTAAAGAAACCTGATGAAGTAAAGATATGAGACCTATAAACCCTACCACCTTCTACATATTCGTTAATCAAACCACCTGTAGCGGTCATTGCTTCTTTACCAACATCACGCCAAGCGTTACCATTATAAACCTGAACTGACCCAGTATCGCTATTAAAGATTAAAGTTCCTTGTGCCGTTGAGACACCAGCATTTCTTCCAGTCGTGTTTGTGGTTCCAATACCAATACTTGTTGCTCTTAAAAACGTATTGCCGACATTAATACCACCAGAAAACGTAGAGACCCCAGAAGTATTTACTGTTCCTGTTAAGTTTCCAGTGATACTCGTCGCACTCAAAATACCGACCGTTGTGATACCTGAAAGAACCACACCAGTATCACTGAATGTTACTGTGCTTAATCCACTTCGGTTTTGTATTTGATTTACACGAATTTCAGAAGCCATTATGGTTTTTTAGGTATTTATTGTGGTTTAACTGGCCAATCAACACCAGAAATACCCAGACGATTTGTAAAATCTAAAATCGGACTTGCAATGTCTGGAAGGTCTCTCAATTCTTGACGATAACTTAACTGTTCTGGTGTTGGAGTTCTATCAGGAAGAACCCACCAATCAGTTTCCGAAATGAGACGGTCTCTTTCTATACGAAGAAGTCTCATTGGTTCTGCTGCTTTGAGTTCTTCTATCTTTGATTCTACTTCTGCTTTTGTTGGTTTCTTTTGCCCACCTTCCGATACTGGCGGTTCATTCCATTCAATCCCATCATAACAATTTCCACTTACAGCAAATCTTGCTCCAGGTCTTATATTTAAAATTGCCTTAAAAATATCCATTATGCAGAAACCTCCATCAAAGTAATAGTAGATGCTGGTTGACCATAGTAATCTGCAGTATCGTAATCAAACCCTGTTCTATTAAAAAATAAAGAATATGTACTATACCCATTTAATTGAACACCATAAGTTGTTGCCGATGTTGTAGTTGGAGAATCCAAGTAATCATAACCAATAGTAATCCAGTTATAACCGTATGTTGATTGCCCATCATAATTCATAGCAGCAAAGGAACATCTTGTTCTCGATCCCCTAGCATCTCCATAACTTTCAACTATTGGAGATCCATTTCTAGTTATTCTTCCTTGAATCTCCCAATACCCAAATCCTATATGCATTTGCATCATAACTAAAATTTTACTAGTAGAAGAACTAGGAGTTATAGTGGCCGTATATGGAGTGACTTGATAAAAAGATGTTCCATCAGAAGAAGATGACCAAGTAGTTTTACAAATTGATTGAACAACCTGTAAAATACTTCCAGTTTGTTGAAGAATTGGATTACCAGAACTATTTAATATCTTTGTTCCTGCTGTAGAAAGTTTAAAGTTTCCAGAACTATCAAGTCTTGCTCTTTCCGTTCCAAAAGTTTTAAATATTAAATTATTGTTAGTTGCCGCATTTAGTTCAACATCTCCAGAAGAGTTAAGTCCATAATATGAAGTTGCGGAAGAACCATTATCTAGTCTAATAAAATTTGTTGACGTAGGACTATAAAAATGAACTCTTTCTTGTGGATTTATTGTTCCTATACCCAAATTACCACTTATATAAGTACCACCAGTCACCTGTAAAGTCTGACTTGCTGTTCCAGTGCTTGTTCCACTTCCTATCAGAACAGGACCACTTGTAAAAGTAGAAACACCACTTATATTAATATTTGTACCGCTACTTATATTAACTCCACTTACATTTATATTTCCCCCAGAAACATTCTGAAAGGATAAAGTACTTCCACTTGAAGTAATGCTATTAATACCAGTAATACCTGTTGGGGTAATAATCGTCATTTTATCTTTCTCCCATTCTCATATTTATCAGACCACAACATAATTACCATCAATCGTCAAAACTCCATTAATGTTTACAGGTCCTGCCATCAGACCATTAAAGTTTGTTCCAATATAATGATTACCATTCAGATTATTGTCCATTATTATCATACCATTTGAAACATAAAGTCCATTGAACGAGTTACCAACACCTGTTAGACCTGATACATCAACGCTTGCGGTATTGACTCCAACAGAACTTTGAGTCGTGATACCAGCAGTGTTTGCTCTCCACTTGGAAGAAACAACACCCGTCAACATTGAACCGTCACCAACGAACTTGGATGCCGTAACGATTCCTGCTCCAACGTTACCCATTGAAACAGCAGCACCAGTCGTATTGATGCCACCAACTACTATAAAGTCATCACGTTTTAATACTACGTTTCCAGTGCGCCCATAGAATCCTGTAACATTACTTGTGACAGCACCAGCAAAACCAATGTGTCTTGCCTGAATGACTGTGCCGTTTCCAGGAGCAGAAGTAAAGACTAACTCATTTGACAGAGCACTATAAGCACGAGTAGTGTCTTGATCGCTAGGATACTGAACGACACCATCAATGGTCACTAGAAGACTCTCACTGTTTGGAACTTCTTGTGAGAGATTGAAGACTGTTTGAGAACCAGTGCCCGTGAAATTATCTACCTTATTATCGGTAATATCAAAGGTTGGGAAGTTGTTCGCTACTAGATTTCCCCAGAAGACATCAGTGTTGACTGGTGGTGTTGAGAAGATAATAACCGAATCAATATCAAAACCAAAACCATTTGCTGGTGTTGTGGTATCGTTTGGTTGCTGAATGACACCATTGATTGAAATTGTTAGTTGAGCAGCACGGGACATTGCTGCTTTAGTTCCGCTGTCGTAGGTTGCTTTGAACTTTGTGTTAATGCTGTCAAAAGCAACGTTGAGTGTATGAGTCGTTCCAGTTCCTAATGCGTTAAGATTAATTGCGTTATTGTTGTTTGCGTCTGATAATGTAAGAGCAAGTTTAACGGTGTTCTGATCGTTCTTAATGATATAGTAAGCAGTTCCAGATGTCAAACCACCAATTGCTGTTCCAGTGGTACTATAAGTGACTCTCTGCCCTGTGATGAAGCGGTGGTTGTTTGAAGTAATTGTATCGTCGGTAAGAGATACAACGGACGCTGACGACCCATTAAACGTCAGCGTGTATGATGAGATATCATCTAGTATCTTGAAACTATTGTTTTCGCCTGCCGCAGGTTTGTTACCAAGATATGCCATTATGGTTTTTTAGGTATTTATGATGGTTCTACTAAAACCCAACCTTTAGTATTATCAGACTGATATAACTCTTCGTTCCAAATATACCCAATACCTGCAACTACTTGATCTCTTGTAACTTCTGGTCTAGGTAGAGGTGAATTCCATCTTCCGGTAGTTGGATCTAAAGTCCAAGAATTACATCCTTCTGGTTGTTTCTTATGAAAGATATCTAAACTTGAATTATAATACCAAGGATCTTCTGGATTATATTGACCTCCTGGAAAATTTGCTCTTAAAGGAGGTTTACCATACACATGAACTCCATCAACTGTATTGTAAGAACATTTAACCCAATTTCCAGCATCACCGTGAACTTTTTTTAATCTTTCAAGAGCAATTTCTTCCATCTCAAATCCATCAGGAGTCATACAGTCTCTATTATCAACAGAGTCAACTCTCAAAACTACATTATCAATTCCAAGTCTTGCGTAGTATGCCATTTACTTCCAAAAGTTTAACGTTGAGTAATAACTCAAAAGGTCTTCTGATATGTATTTAGAAACTTCATATTGAGTTTTTTCAATTTTATTAGTTTTGATATGATGTAAGTTTATACCAACAACAGAATCATCATACTTTATATTATTTGATGAAAATTGTTTTAGGTTTGTAAAATTGTGAGAATAAACTTCCATATTTAAAAATTCATATAAACCGCTTAATACTTCTTGTGGTTCTGATATTAAGTTATCATAATCAATTAGATAGTATGGATAACCAGACTTAATAACATTATAAACAGAACAATAAGATTGTACAATTTGCAAGTCTTCTCTCATCAAATGTTTACATTTCGACTCTCTTGTCCCATCAGTTTCTTCATTTAAAAAGTTTGGTTTATTTTCTTCACTCCATTTAATGAAGGATGCAACTACATCTTGAATATCTCTCACAAGAACTATAAACTTTATTTCATTTGGAGAATATTTTTCAAGCAACTTTAAGTTATTTGGACTTCCCCAAGAAGAACGATCGAGAATAATTTCACAATTCCAGTCTTTATAATAACTGGAAATAACATCGTTTAAGATATTATCAAATGATGAATCGTCTGGAAAGTTCAAAAAATTTCTATGAGTTTTTAAGTTATTCAAATTCCACAAAATATCAGAAACAATGCTGTTAGCGGTAACTTGAATTTTTGGATTTTGATTTAAAAGTGATCCAAGTAAGGTATTACCTGAACGAGGTAATCCAGTCAAATAATAAATTTTTTTCATTCAAATTAACCTGGTGTAGCGTTTACTGTATTATCAGTAGTAGGATATGCAACTATAATTATACCAGAACCCCCTGCTCCTCCTGCTGTAGAAGAATTATTTAAAGGAGCACTACTTGAACCATGAGCACCACCACCTCCACTTCCAGTGTTTGCTACTCCATTAATATTTGGCGAAGATCCGGAAACGCCATTTTGTGCTATTGCACCATTTCCACCACCACCATTACCACCTCTTGCAACTGCAGTCGCTGGATAAGGTGGTGAAGAGTACATAGATGCCGCACCACCAGCACCGTAACGAATTGAAGATCCTGTAATACTTATTGGTTGACCATCACCTCCGTTACCCCCACCAGGAATAGCACCAAGATTTCCAACTCCTGATGCTCCTGCACCACCTCCACCGGTAGGTGCATATCCTGTTCCAATAGCTGGATAAGTTCCCCCAACATTTCCATAGTTTGTTCCTGGTTTTCCTGGATTTTGTGCAGGTTGTGTTGCCGATCCCCCAGGAGATGCTGGATTTGAAGATGCTCCACCACCAGAACCTCCTGGATTTCCAGGACTATTTGTAGGACTACTAAAACCAGATCCACCACCACCACCACCTTTTGATATTCTATAAAATGGAGATGGTGCTGATGGACCAAAAATTGAATCTGTACCGTCTCCACCTTTAGCTCCTGCTGGTCCACCATTTGGACCTGCGCTTCCTCCTGGACCAATATCTGCTGGATGAGTTCCTGCGGTAATTGTCAATCCTGTGGCATAATGAACTCCTCCTGCTCCTCCTCCAGCACCATATAATGCACCGCCACCGCCTGCACCACCAGCAACAACTAGAAGTTCGACATTATTTAATTCACCACCGGAAATAATAAAATTACCATCAGAAGTAAAGGTATGAACTTTAAAACCAGGTCTAGCATCACTTACAGTTCCACCAGATACTTGGACTACATTTAAAGAAATCCAAGAAGTTCCAGTGTAATATTCTATGTTATTTGAAGATGAATTAAATATTAGAGTTCCCGCAGCCGTTCCAATTCCAGAATTGCGTCCAGTGGTCGTCGTAGCACCTAAACCAATTTGATTATTTCTTATAAAAGTCTGTCCAACTGTAATACTTGTTGTAGCACCAACTTGAATACCACCAGAAAATGTAGAGAGTCCAACAACAGAAGCACCGGCACCAACTACAAGACCACTTCTTGCGGTAATAACACCAACAGAATCAACGTTAGTTACATCTTCATAGGTCACTGTTCCAGCAACACTGATGTTTCCACTGAAAGTTGCGCTTGCTGCTGTGATAGAACCCACAGTAATGTTGGGTGTTCCGGTCAGACCTTGTGCGTTTGTTGCCAGTGTTGCCAGTGTTGCGGAAGTTGCGTTTCCGGAAAAACTTGTAGCGGTAACAACTCCGGTGACATTAATACCAGAAGAATTAATTGTAACACCAGTTCCTACATTTACAGAAGTGGCTGTTGCTACTCCAAGAGTAACCGATGACTGTATAACGTCTCCACTAATCTTTGTTAAAGCCATATCAGGTTATTTCTAACAGGGTGACAGCAACATCTAAACTTCCAGCAACATCACTCTTTGCGGTTAGAGTATCTGTTGCTTCCAATACGATCTTATTTCCTTGCATAAATTCTAATGTGGATCCTTGTGGAATCGGAACATTTCTCAAAAGACTGATACTATCTCCGACTGCTCTTGTAATACCAATACCAACATTAATACTCGTCCCTGATATGTTTGCGAGTGTAATGCCGATAATAGTTGTTATAGTAGCGGATGGAGCAGTATAAATCCCAACGGTCGTTACACCTACACTTGCTTTGGTTTTCAACTTGAAAGTGTTCGCCATTTATACTATCCGAATACAATTGAATAAATCAAAGCGTTTTCCAAAACGCTATTACCATTAACTTTATAATCTCCTGTGATATTTATATCTCCTACTGCGTCTATCTTATAAGAAGGTTGAGTGCTTCCTAAACCAACGTTGCCTGTTGATGGTTGGAATACAAAACTGGATGTTCCAGTCGTTGCGATACCGACCGTACTTACACCAGAATTATTCGCAAGCGTTGGATAAACATATGATGAAGATAGGTCCTGGTTGATGACCGCAAACGCACTGACTCCAAAAAGGTTTGAACCATCACCATAGTAAACAACGGTAGTTACACCAGGATTTGTTGATGTAACAATACCAGTATTGGTGATTTTAAGACCACCTTTTACATAAAGTTCATTACCAACATAGAGATCTCCACCAGTCGTTGTGATACCACCAGCAGAAGCAAGTGTTGTGACTCCAACGACTGATAAGTTACCACCGACTCTTACATCACTTCTGGCAGTAATAACACCGACAGAATCAATGTTTGTTACGTCTTCGTAAGATAGTGTTCCACCGATAGAAATATTTCCACTTACAATAGCATCACCAATAACATGCAGTTTTGCCTGTGGATTTGTGGTGCCGATGCCAACATAGGGAGTCGCAGTCGTAGCGATTCCAATGTTCTTTGTGGAATCATCTACTATTATAAAAGAACCTAGTTGTGATAACTCCCTATTATTAGCCATTATGCTTTTTTAGTTATTTATTCTGGTTTAAATATTTAATCTTTTTCTTTAACATCTTCTAAAATATTTATTGGTTGATTGAGAGGAGTAATTTGTGCTGGAACTACTCCCTGCTGAAGTGCAGAAATATAAAGTTGTTGATTTGATTCATTTGCTCTTACAACTTCATTTCTAAAACTTTCTACGGCAGCACCAGTTTGATTTGATTTTTGGGCAATCTCAACAGCCATAACGGGCATCCAGGTTACAGCACAACCCCATTCATCTACTGGTTCTCCAGTGTTAGGATTTGTTCCACGCATTTGAGTATACCAAGAACACTTAAGTCCAATACAATCTTTTTTAATAAGCGGGCAAAAGTTGCCAGGTTCTAACTTAGCCATAATTAAAACTATATTATATCACAAAGAATCACTTGTTCCAATACCTAAAGAAGATGTTGATAAATTATCCAAATATTCGGATAAAGCATCAAGATAAGGTTGTAAAATAGAATCATCAGTGATAGATTCATTTCTTTGTGGAAAATCTTCTGTTTCTTTGTACTCTATTTCTCCTTTAGTATCATACCACTGAATTGCATGAATATCAGGATCATTAAAATTCCATTCTGGCAATTTTGCAGAAACATTATCTTTTCTAATCCACTTATCTTCTGGAATAATTGTTACTCTCATGGTTAAATCTCCTTTTAATTAATCTTTGGAAGCGATAATCAAATCTACATATTGAACAGCAAAGTCTAATGCTGTTCCACTAAATGATGCAGAACCAGTCCATGTTGGATTTGTGAATGTACTTTGACTCCAACTACCACTCCATGTTGGATTTGTGAATGTACTTTGATTCCATGATGCTGTGTTAGCGTGAGTGTGAGATCCACCACCACCCGCACCACCAGTTCCTCCATCAGCATTGTTAACACCTACATTGTTAATAAATCCACTAAAAGGATTGTCTTCAGAT